TGCTCTTTAAAAGCTGTTACCGCTTCGTACTCGCGTACGAGAGTTCGTAAATCGTCAATACGTTTCTGAGATTCTTCAAATCCTTTACGGTAAATGTTATTCTTACCGTATTTACCATTGATAAACCTGAACACACTTTTGTTCAATTCTAAGTCTATCTCTTCGGATAGTAGGCTGTCAGCCTGGAGTGAATTAATCTTATCCACTCCTTGCTGTACAGCGATATGCATCTCAGTTACATTCATATTAAGTCAATGCCAACTCTTTTAATTTAGCCCGTAGGACTGTTAATTTACCGGAATTCTTTTTGTCCTTCAGGTAGATGACTGTGTCGTCAACTGTTTCCCCTAAGACTTCATCTATAAAGATAACCTGATTTCCGATCTTTCGTAAAACTCCTGCAGTAATCATTTCGTCGATTTCTGCTTTCAGCTCTAAGTGCTTGTCAGTTGCAATGCGTAAGAACTTCTTTGGGTTTTTGTTTTTCAACTCGTATAGTGAGTTTTCAACCTGCTCGTCCGTCATTCTTTCCGGATTGCTCTCTGACATCAAACGCAATACACGTTTCATGTTTGCTAAACTAGAAGAAAGTTTAATGAACTCTTTGTCCGCGTCTTTCTTAAGTTTGATTTCATTGTTCTTGACCTTGTCTTCTCTAGTAAGATCTTGGATATAGAATCGCTTGTTAAAATTAGCATCCATTTCCTCTTTGGTCAGTGCTACATGTGGATGTTTAAGTGCAAAATTGTACTTAATGTAATCCATTATGTTTAGTGGGTTATTGTTACCATCTAAACCTACCTCTAGTTCAACTCCTGTAAATCCTACAGGAATAGTCAAATCTGCATAGAATTGTTTTACATGTCGTGGCCAATCTGGGTGGTCTGGAGCTACGTCAAGAATTCCATTTAGATATTTCTTGTTGTCCTCTGCACTAAATCCGTGCAACGGTTGTCTATTTACATAGACACTGCTGAGTTTTGTTGTTGCCTCAGCTCTTACTGCTTTAGGTAAGTGACTATCTAAGTCCTTTCTCCTAATGAAGATTTTTTTACTCATTTCAGTTCTTTTTAGTTAATTGTTATAGGGTGGAAAGAATAACTCTCCTATATTTTAAAGTAAGGATGTGAGGAGCAAAGCTCCCCACAACCTCAACCAAACCAATATATAGACCGCGTTACCGCCTTATTTAGGAAGCGACACACTGAATGTCTAATGACGTGTCAAAACGCTTAAGCGCTAGACCAGCCGTCTTCAACATGTGTACGCTTGCCCCGTCCACGTCAGATGCTCGTGCAGAAGTCGATTCGAATCCTTTTGGAACAACTGAACCGGCTACACACCAACGCATCATCTCACGACCTTTCTTAGAGATCATTTGTAAGTTGTTCTGACCGTCGTAGTTAGACTGATCAACGAACACCATACGGTAAGACTCAAGTGAGTAACCTGTAACAGGGTGTTTAGCACGAGCTTGAGCAACAGCACCGTGATCAAACAATGGTAGTTTTACCACGTTTACAGAGTGTCCGTCGATATGCTCGTACGAAGTAAAGTAACCTGACATGCCTAAGCTACGTCCGCTACCTGTGATGAATCGGTTTTCACCGCCCACTTTCCAATTTCCTGCAGATCCTACAAAGTGATTTTTAAGAGCTTCATCAAACTCACGTGCACCACCCGTACCAGTGTAGAGAGTGATTTGCTTAGTAGCAGCATCAGTCATTCCGTAGAATAAGTCACCGATGATGTTTTTAAGCTTAGACTCTGTCATAGTAGAGTAAGTGTCCTTGTTTATGATTTGTTGGAACAAACCAGGACCTACAATTACCGGCTGACCGTTTTCGTCTTTCATAGCCGTGTGGCCATTGCCGTCGTAAGTTTTCTCTCCGTACCAGTAGTACATTTCACACTCTTCTTTGAAGTCGAGCATGTGTAAGTACTCTTCGTAGTCCATCCACAACTTAGTAGTAGAACCACCTTTAGTTGGTAAAGAGAATTCAGCTACGTAATCTTTAGCGTTACCAGACATGTGGTAAGACTTACGTACTGTAGTTAGTTTGTTACGTACCATACCTGGAGTTTCCCAGTTAGATGCATTTCCACGAGAGAAATCAACACCTACAGGTGCGAACATTTGAGCCCACAATGCACCTGCCTTAACATCATTGTCTGGTACAGTTGCTGTTGCTGATGGGTTTACAAGTTGTAAAGTGTATTTCCAACCTGATCCTCCTGCTGCCATCTCTGGCTCCTTCATAATACGAGCTTGCGCACCTGATTGAGATACGAGTACGTAAGGGAATACAAAGTGTTTGTCTGGGAATTCAATTTCAAAGCTTGCTCCTGCAAGTCCAATGTTATCGCTTCCAACTGCGCTTGAAGTTTTAGAAACCGGACGAGTTCTCAAACGGTGTGTTGCCACACGGTACTCATACTCAAGACGGTCAATAGACTTTACGTTACCAACCCCTTCAGTTAAGAAAGAAAGTGGGAAACGTTTGTCATCCTTACCAGCTAGGTGAGTAATGATTGGAGATAACTCAGACGGCTTCGAAAGCAAAGCATTTGCAAGACTGTTCATGTCAGTCATCTGTGAGTCGTTATAAAACGTCTTCTGCACAGAAATGTTTGTTCCGTTAATTGCCATTTTTTATCTAATTATTTAAAAGTTATCGCATTTTAAAATTGCCATTTATCATATATCAAGGTCTAGATTGTCTAAGTCAACATTCTTAGAAGGTCGTCGTCCTGCCTTTCGTGCACTCTTAACTCTCTCCTCGTTGCTAGAGATTCTGTCTCTCAATGATCTTGTTGAAGCAGTCTTTGCTTTGGTCTTTATAATTTTCTCCAAGTTGAACCCTTTAAACATTAAATAGTCCATGGCTAACTTGACATCCATTTGCGCCTCTCTATGGTCTAGATCACGTTGCGTGAACCCTTCCTTAGTTACCGGCTTTGACACATAATCAAAGAACTTGCCTTTATCTCGTTTAGGAACTGCTATACCGGCAAACTCATCAGCATCGTTGATAGTTTCGTAAACACCGTTCCAAAATTTTTCTTGCTCTTCGGCCTGCTTTATTCTGTTTTGCTTTTGCTGTTCAACTAACTGTTGTCTTTGAGCATTTTGCTGTTTAGCTAAAGCTTCTTTAGCAGCTTGAGATTTTTGGAATAACTTGCCTGTATCTTCGTAGTCTTCAAGTAATTCTTCAATAAAGTCTTTGTCGTGGCCCTTGGCAGTAAAATAATCTGACAATACTGCTTTTTGACTTCTTACATCGTCTTCACCGATCTCAATTTTGTTATAATCCAAATTAGGATCATAAGCCTGCATAAACTCTTGCGAGTCTCCCCCGTTGATAACATACTCAAGATGGCTTTTAACTAAAGGAAACTTCTCAAATAATTGATCAAGTTGCTCCTCTGCCATTTTACCACTCATATCTTGAGTGAGTTTTAACAATCCTTCAGTAGTATCTTCATACTCTTCGTCAACTTCGTATCCTAGTTTGGATAAGATTTGACCTACTACTGAATCATCATCTCCAGAATCGTCGTCTTGATCATCGTCTTGATCATCGTCGTCATCCTGGTCATCGTCCTGATCTAGATCATCATCATCGTCGTCATCATCTTGATCATCATCTGCAGCAGGCTTTTTAGATTTTGATTGTGCATCATTGTCTAGTTCGTCTGCTCCAGGAGGGGTGTCGGTAATGTCATCATCATTGGCATCTGAATCCATCTCGACGCCACCGTCTAACATATCATCAAAAGATATGTCGTCTAGTGCAATTTTTTCTTGTGCGTCACTCATTGTCTATAAAATTAATCTTTACAAAATTATTTAAAATTAGTCCGATTTACTTGGTTTGATTATTTTTTCGTATATGCTTTATTATATAGCACTTCCGCTATTTAGCTCTGTAACCACCAAATCTATTTAACTGCTGTTCATTCTCATTTGCTTCAGGATCCATAAGCATTGCTCCCCCTGCAACAGCTCCCCCTACTACAGGAAGTCTATTCAAGTGATTTGATAGATTTTTAAAATTAGTAAACGTAGGCTCCATAAAATCAAAAACTCTATGGCTTGAGATAAATGCATCTCTTGCATGAATTCCTGAAGGCGCTTTCATCATTTTGCCATGTGCGGACTTTAAAAGTTCTGGAGTAATTTTATCATATCTACTATTAATGATTCCCCTATTGAGCATGGTTTCTCTAAGCTCTGCTAAAAAAGGAGTAGGCTCATGGCTGGGACTGCCGTAGTTGTTAAAGTAATTATAACTAGGTGAGTTTTCAAAGCCGGCCTTCGGAATTATATCTTTAGCAATATCTATATCTAACTTAGTAGGCAGGTCAGTGCCGCCGTGAGCGCTAACAACATGCTGCACCTCGTGAGCTGATACAGGAGCGCTGTTAACATAATCAGTTCCTAGCTGCGCTTCACTTGTAAAAGTTCTTATTCTTGGACTAGGTTTAACATTAGGTCTAGTAATAGGAGACACAGGCTCGACATAGCTCTTGTAAGTAGCTGCGTATGCGTTATCTGTTAAATAAGGATTTTTAACAAGCTTTTGAATTATCTCGTCGCTAACATCTCCTGCAGTGTTATTAGAAACAGCAATTGCAGCTCTGGTGTTCTGGCCTTGAAATTGAGCAAGCTGTTTAAGTTCAGCTGTCCTGGCATCAGTCGCAATATTAGCCTGGGCAACAGCCTCTTGCATAGTAATATCTGGATTGTGATATTTAATAGTTTCTAATTCTTGATTAAAAAGTCTACGTTGACCTTCAGGACTAATTATATCTTCATACCTTGACTTTGCTACTTTATCTATTGTTTTGTCACCTTCTGCAAGTTTTTCTACAAACTTTTTAGTCCTTTTTACACCTTCTTTTGACCCGCTTAACATCTCATTGCGACCAGTAGACCCAATGTAAAAGGGATCTGCGACTTCTTCTACGTATCTTAAAGATTGTGGAGTCTCTCCCGTAGCGCGTGCAATATCCTTTACCATAGTAGGATTTGCTTTTTGTGCTGGAAGAATCCTACGAGATGCAGTACGTAAAGCAGGGGATTTAAGTATAGCTTGGCCGTATTTAGAAACTGCTGGGACAGCTGGAATTGCGCCAAGTGCATTTAATCCAGCACCTACAAAATCACCTTCATATAAAGCCTTGTTAGCTTTAATACCATAGTCTACCCACGCTGCTGGATTGACAACGTCAGCAGCCAGATCATATACATTTGCTTTATCGCCTACTCTATCTGGAATTTGCTGCCCTCTTACTACGTAACCAGCAGTAGTAAACGGATTAGCAGCCCTATTTAAAATTTTAGCGGCTGTAGAAGGTTCTTCATAAGTACTTACAGTTTGTTGTGGAAGACTTTCATCTATAACACGTTGAGTTTCACTTCTATTTGCAATGTAAGGATCAGCAATATCTACACCTACAAAAGTAGCATCTGTCGAGTTATAGTTATTAGCAAGTCTAGGATCAATTTCTAAAATCTCCTTTCTAAAATCTCCAGTCTGATGTTTTTTAACACCTCCTAGTTGATACTTAGCCCTGTAACCACCTTTCCTGTACGCAGGTGTTTCTATAACCGTGCCTTTGCCTGGACCAGTTGGTAAGCTTTGTATACCTGGGGGAACATTTTTAAACGATTGTACTAAATGTCCTTGTTCGTCAAACTTGCTGATGTTGATAGGAGCCTTCATACCCTCTGTACTAAAAGGCGTGTTAGGAGGGACATCAGGAAATGCCATAGAAGCATTCGTGTTACCAGCTGCATGCTGTGGACGTAAACCTTGTGATTGCTGCTCTGGAGTTTGCGCAACTTCCATATTCTGAGGCTGCAGCAGCTGGCTAATATCTTGGCCGGCTCTTGCCGCATTATACAAATCTAGAACGCTGCCTTTGTAGCCAACTGCTCTAGCTGTCTCCAGAATTTCTCTGCGCTTCTCGTTGGTTAGCAT